CGGTTGTTAAAAATTTAACAGAATATTGCAGACCTTGTTAAAATTTTAACGAGGCCCTGTCAATATATAATAAAAATTACATATAGTGATAGTTAACTATTCAGGGAAGGCGCCACTGAACAGTTAACTACTCGGGTTATGGAGTATATACCCCGGGGTCAAAAATAAGTTGGCGTCGATTAAAATTGGTGGTAGTTAACTACCAGAAAGAAGGTACAATATGAATTTTTCAGAAAAATTTAACAAGAAGCCGTTGAATTATGTTAAAGCAGCAGACCTCATTGAAGAGCTTAAGCCTGGAGAAATGTATGAGGATTATGGTCAGGCTACAGAAAAAGTGCCAATTAAGGCTTTGTGGATTTCATTTTCTTCGCAGTATCGTAAAGATGGCAAATCAGCAGTTGTTGAGCTTGCAGGCAAGTACGATGGCAAGGCACTGAACTTGCCGAACAATATGATACCTGTAGTTGAGGAAATTTTGAAAGATGGCGAGTCGTTATCTATGATAGCAAGAGGCAGGGTTGGCATTGAACTATATACCTACGAAAATAACTTCGGTGACCAGGTCGGAGTTAAGTGGTGCGAAATGTGATTCAAACTTACAGGGGCGGTAGTTAACTATCGCCCTTGTTTTAATAAGGAGGGTGAAAATGAATGATTCGATAAAAATTGAATTAGATATTGATTTGCCTGATATGTACAAGTGCTATCAGCAGGATATAAAACACCGCGAGGACAAAATCACATACACAGAAATTATAGAGAAATATGACATATGCCTTTGTCATTTGAGAGCTCTCTATAATTATATGCTTGCTTATGAACGGGCTTGGGATGAAGAGGTAAAAAATAAAGAGTATATAGATTTTGTTCACGCAGGATTGGAAATTGATAAGGATAACTTTATAAAAGACAGAGGAGGCACCAAATGACGAAAAGTGAATTAAATAGTCATCAGTTGTTACGTTTCAAAAGAGCTCCAGTTTGTCCGATATGTTATTGTTATATTGAAGACTGGGAACAATTTGACATTTTGCGAGCAAGACGTGGAAAAAGCGTTCCATCAATCTTTATTCATCAGGAATGTATTGATAAATTTCTCTCCTACATACACAGTAGTTAACTATCATTCCTTTTATCCATATTAAAGGAGGTACAATATGTCTATATCAAAATATAATCGTGATGTTTCAGCGATTAAGCAAAAACATAAAAAAATATTGCTTAAAGCTCAAAGAAAATTTAGACGTGAACTTAAAAAAGGCTCAACTTCTATAGAATTTCAGGAAGTTATGCGTACCGGGGGTCAATTTTCCTTTAAAAGAAAATCTATTACTCAAATAAATGCAGAGTTAATTCGTATAAATAAATACCTAAATTCCCACCTTACATCTGAGCAAGAATTCATCCACTCTGCATATGAACGGTCTGCTCCATACATAGAAATGTTTAGCAGGGGTCTTAAAGATTATGAGCGAATTGAATTAGGACTGCCAGAAGAGGGTATGTCAGATTTATATCGAGTATATCGTAAATTGGAGGAAGAAGACCCGGCAGCAATAATGTATGGGGGTTTATTTGACTCAGACTCTTTTATTGCATATTTATATTCATATGCAATAGAGGGTCATAGTATGGAACAGGTTCAAAATTATGGACACGAACTCATTCAAACAATTAGGGCAGCAGATAGAAAGTTTGATACTCGTTTTGATATCAATCCAGACGTACCAAAAGAATGGGGGTGGAAAAGATGAAAGATTCTGATAAAATAGTTGACTATTCAAAAACTTTGCCTGAATATCATACTACAGGCAACATTTATGACTTTTCTCAAGCACAAGATTTTTTAACTGACCCATATGTAATTGAAGGATTTTTTCTCGAAGACCAGAAGTCCAATAAACTATCATACATCAATGCGCCGGCAGCATTTGATATAGAAACTTCATCATTTTATGTTAAGGCTGGGGCAAAATCTGAAAAAACTGCAATTATGTATATTTGGCAATTTGGCATCAATGGCTCCGTAATATACGGACGCACTTGGGACCAGTTTATCCATTTAATTCAGAAAGTAGTCAACTATTACCATTTAACTACCAATCGGCGTTTGGTGGTCTATGTTCATAACTTAGCATATGAATTTCAATTTATTCAACATTTATTCCGTTGGGATAAAGTGTTTGCATTGAAAAATCGTACTCCGGTATATGCTATAACCGGGGGTATTGAATTCCGTTGTAGTTATAAGCTTTCAAACTATTCGCTTGATTATCTTGGTAGCAATATCTTAACAAAATATACGATTAAAAAGAAAACAGGGGATTTGGATTACTCAAAAATCAGGCACTCATTAACTCCATTAACATTGTCAGAACTTAACTATTGTATTCACGATGTATATGTAGTTATGGCTTACATTAGAGAGCGCATTGAAGCTGATGGAGGTATTTCTAAGATTCCGTTAACCAATACAGGTTATGTGCGCAATCATTGCCGGGAATTAACTTTATCCTCTTCACGTTATCGAGCCATTATGCGGGGGCTTACAATCAATTCTTCTGAATATGCCTCACTTAAGCGTGCTTTTATGGGTGGATTTACACACGCTAATATAATGCACGTGAATAGTCGACTATTTAACGTTGGTTCATATGACATTGCATCCGATTACCCAGCGAGAATTGTACTGGATTATTTTCCTATGGGAAAATCAATTCATTACAATAAGATAGTTGACTATTCAGAAATGAAAAAGTTACTCGAACATTACTGCGTTGTTTTTGATCTCGCACTACATAATATTACACCAAAAGTTGATTTTGAAAACATTATAAGTGTAAGCCGGGTCAAATTTCTTGAGGGTCAGAAAAACTATATCTCCAATAATGGCAGACTTGTATCCTGTGATGGCTGGATAAGAACTACAGTGACCGAGATAGATTTCGAGTGGGTATGTAAATTTTACGACTTTGATGCGGCTGAATTTACAAACATTTATGCGTATCCCCGTGGGTATCTTCCGACGGAGTTTGTAGACGCAGTTCTTGATTTCTATGAAGCAAAAACAACTCTTAAAGGCGTTGAAGGCAAAGAAGTTGAGTATATGGTTGGTAAGAACCGTTTGAATTCAACTTACGGAATGATGGTTACAGACATCGTACGTGAGGAAAACTCGTTTGAAGATGGCGGCTGGGTCAAAGGTTATCCGGAACTTGATAATGCTGTAGGGCATTATAACAAGTCATATAATCGTTTCCTTTTCTACCCGTGGGGTGTATATGTTACAGCGCACGCTCGTAGTCAACTATTTCAAATTATGTATAAGATAGGTGGCGATTATGTATATTCAGACACTGATTCTTTAAAAGTCTTAAATCATAAAGACTATGATGCTGTATTCGATGAATATAACAACAATATACTATGCAAAACAATAGCGGCAGCAAAGTTTCATAACATACCATTAGACCGTTTTATGCCGACTGACATTAAGGGTAAAAAGCATCCTATCGGGTTCTTTGAATATGAGGGTGAATATAAATCTTTCAAAACCTGTGGAGCTAAACGCTATATCTACACCGACCAATCAGACGAACTTCATATTACAGTGGCAGGATTAGGAAAAGCAGCCGGGCTTAATTATTTGAAAGAGAAATATAAAACTACAGATGCTATTTTTGCAGCGTTCACTGATGGTCTTTCCATCCCCGCAGGTAAAACTGGCAAATTAACGCACACATACATTGATGAACCTCGGATGGGTATAGTAGTTGACTATCTCGGTAACAAAAACTTTTATTACGAAAAGTCAGCTACGCATCTGGAACCAGCATCATTTCATATGTCGATGCTCGATTCTTATCTGAATTACATCTATGGACTTGAGGAACTTATATACTTTGAATAATTAAGCACTTTGAGTAATTATACACAATAAATAAAGGAGGTAGTTAACTATGGAACATAAATACTATTCGTTAGCGCCAATCTTACAAAAGAAAGCACGCTATAATATGATAATAGGACTGCGCTCAAACGGTAAAACTTATGCAGCCTTACGCCATGGATTAGTTGAGTTTTTTAACACAGGCTCCGAAATGGCATATATAAGGAGATACCGTGAGGACTTTCGTGGAAAGAGAGGAGAGCAGCTTTTTGCTGCTCTAATTGCGAACAATGAGATTTATACCATATCAAAAGGAGAATGGACTGGCGTTAAATATATGTCATCCCGGTGGTATTTTACCAAGAAGAATGCAAAGGGAGAAGAAGTTCGTTCTACAAAACCTTTTTGCTTTGCGTTCTCATTAAGCGAAATGGAGCACGACAAATCAGTTTCATACCCCGACATTCGTACCATAATCTTTGATGAGTTTATAACTCGTCAATATTACTTAAACGATGAATTTGTCATCTTTTGTAACGTCTTATCCACAATCATTCGTCTGCGCGACGATGCCACTATATTTATGCTTGCAAATACAGTTAACAAATACTGCCCATATTTCAAAGAGATGGGACTTAAGCATATAACATCAATGGACCCGGGCACTATTGACACATACAAGACTGTAGCAGGCTTACGTATTGCAGTAGAATATTGTGCAACATTGGAGACCAAGAAATCTCGTCCATCCGACATTTATTTCAGTTTTGACAATCCGAAGCTGGAGATGATAACCGGGGGTGTTTGGGAGCTTGACATCTACCCTCATTTGCCTTGCAGATATACACCAGCTGACATTATATTCCAGTACTTCATCGAATTCGATAGTCAACTATTGCAATGTGAAGTTGTGAATTTCTCTCCCACAACCATTTATGACCAAAAGACAAACAGTCAGGTCTGCTTCACGTACATTCACGCCAAGACTACTGAGCTGAAATATCCAGATACCGACATAGTATTTACAACCCGTTATGATCCTCGTCCTAACTGGTTTCGTAATATTTTACGTCCAGTGGGAGAAGTTGATAAGAAAATACTATCCTTCTTCCGTACATATCAAGTATACTATCAAGACAACGAGATAGGGGAAATTGTAAACAACTACATTAAATATTGCACTAAGGATATGACACATTAAAACAATACAATATCAATAATTGTAGCAATAGTAACCATTAGTACCATAGCAACTATAGCAGCCATAGCATCTATAGCATCCATTGAATCACCTCATCCATTGAAACACCTCATCCATCTAACTACATTATCCATCTAACCATCTACACCATAGTATCACATAGGTTATCGCCCGCCCGTGATACTATGGTGAATAGTCAACTACTGTATGTCGGTGTTAAAGAGAAGTTAATGTATCTCACTGTTAAAGAGACGAAGCTCTAAACAGCGCCTACGCTCTAACCCCGGTACTACTTTACCACCTGCTTTGCGGTATAGCAGCATAGAGGAACGTATCTTCTGCCGATCACGAGTTCCATTGTCTGTGAGAGTGTCAATAGAACCTATGTTGTAGGCAAATGACACGAGAGCATCAAATTCGGATTGATTGAAATGATAGATAGGTTCATATTTCATTACTTTGAGTTCAAACTTTTCTAAGTCTTTGACTAAAAGCGCATCGGCATAAGCCTGTGAAATCGTGAGACCGGGGGTCACATCTGGTCCTGTATGACCATATCCAATAGTTAACACTCCAATGATGTCTGCATAAGCCGTAAGTCTGCATCCTTCAAATTTCTTGATTAAATTGATTCCTTCTGTTGATGTCTTCATATTTTCTCCTTTCTGCTATATGAATAAGTAGTTAACTATTGTTACCGCCTGCTGCAAGAAGTATGTAATGAAAATCTCCAAAACCATTTGGAAATGCGATTGTCCCTATCCTTGAATTTTGTCTACACCTGAAAACTCCATCATTAAGTAGTAAGTCATACATATTTTCCTGTCGTAACAATAAAGCCTTGTTGTTACGAATTTGCGACTTAAATGAAGATAAGGGATCTGAATGAGCTTTTACCAACCAGATATGAGTACGGATTGTTCTAATATCTTCAATGAAGTATGACCGATGGAAGATATCTATTGTGCAATAGTTAACTACCGGAAAGTCTCCTGTGTATTCAATTAGTATTTCGGGATTAACAACATCTGTCTCATTACGTAAGTTCCCTGTTAGAGTTATTACATCCGATATTGATTTATCAACTTTATTAAGCGGCGATGAATTGTTTTGAAGTTTTACTACTATACTCAAAATATAACACCTCCTTTTAACAATGAATATAATTCTGCAATTTCTTCATCTGTTGCATCTGGGACTGAAAGACGGCAGGATTCAATTTGAGTAAAACCGTGGCAAGAGCTTAATGATACAATTTTATTTGATGGATAACCTGTGTATAAGCGCAATGAAGATCCTGTTGAAGCATCATTACCCTCGGGCAATGATAAATTGGGTCGAGATATTATAATGAAAGGCTTTTGCATATTCAACTGCCCGCCACCCTGTCCAATCTTTCCAGCGTGATTGTAATGATATTTAGCATTAAGTACATCAGTTAATAGGCTTGTTGCTCCGTTTGTTGTTATATTTGAAACCCGTGCCTGAGCAGATTCTTTCGCCACTGCTGATGCTTTAGAAGCATCTATAGCACCTGATACAGAGGCTGCACCTGCCCCTGCTACTGCCAAAGTGATAGCAGAAGCTGTAGCTGAAACAGCTGTTTGTATAATATTTGTGTAATCAACTTGCGATAAGGGTAATTGACGTATAAAATTACCACCGCCTGAATACATAACATTTGAACCTACAATTATATAAGCTGCAACATCTCCTGTTACAACATTGCAGTGATATTTTACAGTTATATTTTTACCCATAACTTCATCAGCATTAAGCTCAACTTCGCCAACATAAGGAAGATATAATGATAACTTGGTGTATGGGTCATAATCTAAATACGAGCCATAAAATTTTTTAATTGTTACTGTGCCACAATTAACTATTTTATAGTCGGAAGCTACTTTTGGTGCTAACACTTCAGTATTGTATCGTCCCAAATAGACATTTTCTGAGCCATCAATTGTTGGTTGCACTGGAACAATTCCAAGACCTAATATAGCTTCCATAGGGTTTGTAAACATCTGTTTAATTGCTGACCAAGCATCAGGGTCCCATAATTTTGATGCTATTCGCGATAGTTGACTATTGCTTGGTGAAAACACTTTGTATATCCCTACAGATGTTCCACCTATATCAGGTAAATCTGGCTCAATAATGGGATCATCAGGGTCTACTGGCTCCGGGTCATCAGGCTCAGGATCATCAGGTACAATAGGATCATACGGATCTTCTGGATCTACTTCAGGGTCTGTAGGGTCAATATCGCCACCACCTGAAGCCCAAGAACCACCATAAGGAATTGCCTGCTCAAATGCTATAATATGCGTAAACCCAGATTCAATCAGAGGAACTGCACCTCTGACATCAATAGCCATAATATTTTCTGAAGGAGTATATCCTGTGATTTCATATGACCAATTTCCTTTGCTAGTCCAAATATTATGAGGACCGGGAGCAAGCCTTGTAGCTTTTGACACTGCAAAAAGATCTCGTATTTTTTCAATTCCACCACTAACATCTTTGCCAGAGTATGAAAATTTTGCAATCCTTTTAGTGTAATTGTTAACAACCTGCCAATATCCTAAAGTTGAATTCCAAGTTCCTCTGTTGTATCCGATATATCCTCCGATTGTTATATCTCTTGACATATCTGTCGAATTATATACATTTCTTGAAATATATAATTCAATCTGAGCAAAACAGCTGTCATTTGAATTGTTGCCTGTAAAATAGATACCCTGCGTCTTATCAGCCAAAGTTCTTCCATTCTCATTGAAATTGTTGATGTTATAAGTGGACTGAGCTCCTTTATTTTCAATTATAGCTGTAGTCATAAGTGCTATTGCAGCATCAACTAATGCTGAGAGAGAACCGAATGCACCTTTTAATTTATTTGAAAAAAGGACAGCATCCTGTGTGTTGAAATAATACTCAAGTTCAGATGGTTGGATCCAGTATAAAGATACATCAGAGCCACCTATTTTCACATTTCCTATACCATACTCCGTATTAGGGTTTGCATAAATCAATTGACGTGTGCCCATACAACTTCCTATTATTGTCTTAGAATGATATGA